GTAAGAGACATTTTCCGTTAGTGTGTATGAAACGCCATTCTGGATATGGAGAAGAGCAAATTCGATCGCTTCTTTTGTCGCCTTCGACAGTGACGTAAACCATTTAGTGAAACGTGCACGAAAGTCATCATCTGTTTCAGCATTCTTTCCACCTGTGAATGCCCCGGCATTAGTTACCGCATCAACAAACGCTACAGTCCCGACTATGACTGTTACCGTGCCCGCCATAACATTTCCGTCGGCACCTGCACGGGTTGCCCTGACAGGAACCTTAACTGAAACAACATGGGCAGGAATTACGTAACCTTTCTGACCGGAATCAAATGTATTGATCCTGCTGTCGCTGATAACGGTATATATCTGCGTGCCATCCATCGTTCTGACCTTTGTGCCTGTCAGTATCAGAGCCGGATGCGTCGCCGTAAACCGGCTGAAGGTCACCATGCCAGAGGCCTGAACTGCACTGAGGCGAGAGAATCCAAAATCAGCCATCCAGCTATCGAGATCCTCACCGGAGCAGGTTGAAGCACGTGTTGTCACCAGCAGTCTTACGATAAGTTGTTGAAGCCAGCTCGCCACACCCGCGTTAGATTCAGCCAGTGAGCGTAGAATACTGCCGATAGAAAAATCCACCAGCTTCGCCGACCGTGCCTGAATGGCGATAATCTGTTCATTAACGAGTTCAGTGAAAGATTTTATATTGAGTGATGACATCGCCTTACCTTGTAACGTCGAAATGAAGCATTTCCGGTGAACCGGTTTTAGAATCTGTATAAGCAAGAGATACACTCACACCATTCTGTATGAGAAAAAGTTTCACTTCAGGCGGTGGATGACTGGCAACCGCGTCTTCAAGCAGCATCTGTCCGGTGATGAGCGTTTTCCATTCTCCGGGCTGAACAGCCTCTCCCACTTTTTTTCCCACACCGGCACCGTACTCAGGATGAAAAATGTAGTCCCCGGGATTTGTCATAAGTCGCCGCAGGATGCGTTGTTTGACGTATTCGCTCCCGGAGGCCGGGCGCAGATCGCCCGTGGAGGAAGCATCAAGGTCTCCTCCGATAAAATGATAAAGGTCGTGCATTGATTACCCTGGCGGTGTGGCATCTAGATGTTGTTCAGGTGGCGCGGTAAAACTGCCCTGTCCTGTTTCGAGATGGGTGTGACCGTTATAAACGGTTCGGATACGGTGTATCGAGCCATAGCGACCGTCATTATCGAAAATGTCTTTTTTGACTTTCAGACTGGCATCAATCAGCACGTCACCACCGGAAAAGTGATGTGAAGGCGCGTCGTATGTGATTTTCTTTGCCGAACTTAACAGCACTTCTCCGCTGTTCAGGAATTTCAACAGCGATCCGCTTTTGTGAAGCAGCCAGAACTCCCCGGAAGGTGGTCCTGGACAACGGTCTTCATCGTTGTAAAACTGCCCCGCCGCCATCCCGGTGCCCATTACGCCCGAATCGAAATCGATTTGCGCTACCGCTCCGACCATTGGTCCCGCAGCAAAACCCCAGCCGTTACCCACCCATGGCGAACTGAGGGGTATCCAGCCAGTTTCCTCTCCCGTTGGCTGGAGCTGGACTTTGACGGCATAACTTTTCGGGTCATATGCAGTAACAATGCCCTGCCGTGAACCGCTTTTGTTTGCAGTGCTCTGCCGCGCGGTAGCCGCCATAATATTCAGCAAAGTCTTCACTGAACGACGTCCAGAGTCGGGCTGTGGTTTCTCCCTGACAACTGCATGGTATAACCTGCTACCCAGCTCAGTGTGCGTCTGACCTGGTCACAATGGTAAACCTGATCAAATGGGCTCCTGGTCCCCTCGATACGAACAGGCATATCAGCATTAAGCAGATTGTCACCTGCTGTAGAACCGCTGAACGTCATTTCATGCTGAACAATCTGCTGATATACAGACCGGGCTAGCATATTCGCAGCATCTGGCGTCAAGCCATTACGAATGATGCGGTAGACCTGTGTTTCAGCTGTCGCTTTGCCTGGCACAACACCTTTTGCCGTTGTGGGATATGACACCATAAACTTTTTATTTTTGAGTTTTGAATTCCAGCTCATGACTTCGACTGTCACCCCCCTCGTAATAGACAGTGCGCGTGAAAAGGACAGATCACATGAGACATTGCACTGTGGATACGCATGCACGCCAGGCGGCTGCCAGCGGATGACGTAGCTTTTCACCTCCGCGGAAGCACGTTTCGGTTCAAAATGGAGACTGTCATCCCTCACAAATACCGCGAAGTTCTCAATGGCCGCCAGCGTGGTAATGAGGTCCCAGTCAGTCTGCTCGCCGGTCAGATGCGCTGTATCGATCTGAAAATATTCTCCTACTCGCTGTGTCGTAGCCGTTATTACCGGCTTCAGGTTATGACGCTTCGCCAGCATTCTGGCAATCTGTGAGCTTGTGTAATTTTTAAAGCTCTCTCCTGTGGTCCTGGCATCAATCAGCCTTGCCGTGAAATCGCGCCCTGTGGCCTGAATTTCAAAACGCGCCGGTTCGTAATGCCAGGTATCAATGTTGCCGGTGATATGCTTTCTCTCATCTACGCCAGCCTGTGTGGTGATCGACACAAAAAGCTCAACCCGGATTGTCGTCTGAACTGCCCACCAGTTCAGCATCTGCATTGCCGCTGGCAGTGCCGAAGCGGCCAGTGTGAGATCGAACGTATCTGCCCCCCTGAAAGCATTGCTCTCTATGCTGAATGACACAAACGGCACATCAGTGCCGTTCAGACGACAACGCCCACTGACATGGCGGGCGCTGGATTTAATCAGTGAGTTATTGACGCCCATTATTAACCTACCGGGCTGACAGGGATATTCAGGGTCTGAATACCTTTAAGTTGTGGATCATCGAGTCCATTTGCATCGGCAATACTGGTCCATAATGATGCGTCCCCATATTGCTGTGCCGCAACCTGATAAAGGTTGCCGCCTGAAACCGTTACTGCCCTCACGCCATTAGCAGCCAGTCCAGAGTTAACATTTTTGTTCAATCTGCTCAGGACGTCCTGAAGACTATATAAAGCGGGGATGTGTGTTGTGTGGTCAGCCTGCATGAGCAGATTACTGATGGTTTTTGAAACCGGATTACCCGGTACCAGTCCGCCGAGTGAAGTGATCCTTCCCGCAGCATCTTCCAGGACTGCCAGCTCATGCTGTACGAGATTCCGGACTGCTATCAGAGGCCGCACAACAGCCTGAACCTGCACAACCGTAGCATGCGCAAAGTCCCTGACCTCACTGACGGCATGTTGAAGTTTTCTGAGTGTCTGAGTGACGGCATCAACGTTGATGATTTTTGCAAGTCCCAGCGCACGACCAATGTCGCTGTCGATCAGTCCTCGCAGTGCACCTGTCAGCACATCCACTTTCTCTGGCGTACCCTCATTGCGCAAAACGGCTAACTCTATCGAGTAAGGGCGCCGCCAGACATATTCATAGACCGGGTTAAAAGCCGTAATCACGACAGTGAAGCGGTATTCGTCCAGCGTGAGCATCAGGGGATGCCCAGCATCACGCATGCGTTCAAGCGCACTGACGCGATCGCTTGCCCGTGGGCCAGTAATAATGCCAGACCATGTGAAAGGCTCATATTCGGTGCCAAGCACATCAATGATGCGTCGGCCGCCTATCAGCTGATGCTGCACTGTATTCTGTTTTCCGCGGACGGCAATGCTTTCAGGAACTTCAAACTCCAGGAACTCAAAATCGCCCAGCATCAGGCGGGTTACCGTCGGATCAATACCCTGTGCGAATTGCCTGAAAGAGTTCAGAAGTGACATAAGGTAAATGCCTGATCGAAGAATGAATATCAGATGACGAGAAAATCCAGATGAAGCACAGCTTAAAAAAGTCTGCCTGGAACAGGCCGGACAGACTATGAACAGAAGTCACGTGATGACTTTAGATAAATCATGAAAACATACTGGTGCTATTGAATGCTGACTTAGCCTTCTGTCATGACAGCCAGATGAGCTTTTTCTGATGCATGGACCATGGCAAGGTTTACGGCCTCTTCGAGCACTTCATAAGTGACGTCGCCGATAAACACCTTGTTCCCGATGATGGTGACAGGCGTCCCCGAACAGTGAAGATTTTTCATCAGTAATTTGTTCATATCGATAATTCTCTGCGTATCGGGCCGGTATTTAATACGCTGCATCCCGGCTGTACTGAATGCTGAGTAAATACGAGAATCCTGAGCCATTTCGCCATATGCCATTAAAGCATGATGGAAAGCATGAAATTTTTCAGGCTGTTCTATCCAGACAGTAAGCGCCATGCGTGTCACTGCGGTTGAGACTTCGGGGCCATATGCAATCAGTTTGTAGCTAATGGCAAGCTGAGGATATGCCCTCAGAAGCCTCTCCAGGTGACCGTCCAGAATTCTGCATTGAATGCAGTCATAGTTGATAAAACTGATAATTTTCAGCGCAGGCTCTTCGGCTCCCACTTCTGGTGAGAGAGGATCGTACAGAAGTTTAGTTTTCATAAGCGGATCAGACTGCAAAAGTTGTAAAGAGGCTTCATCCTGTCCGCATGTGCTGATCGGGTAATGTTGAGTATCAGTTGAAGCGATTGCAGGTACTGATCCAATTAGCATCAGCAATAGAAGGAATTCATCGAGCATACGTTTTACTCCACAGAATTAGTCACATAAATGCAGGCGATTGCTGTCAGATGGGATGGGTAAAGTAAAAATCAGCAAACTCAGCATGACTAATGTGGCATTCATAATTCTGTAAACCTGAACTATGGATGGAACTTTGACGTTGCGAACATATCAATATGGGGCCGCAATGGACTGAACTCAGTTAAATTCCCTCAGGGCGGTGAGAGATTTCCCGCCTGTCCAGGATAAACCATCAGCATTGAAGGATCGAAAGCACTTATTGATGCAGGTGCCCTTGTCGCCTCTTTACTGATGCCGTTCATGACAGTGGCAATCAGCACCTGCCGTCCTTCATGTGTCATCAGAAGATTTACAGGTTGCTCAGTTTTATTGGCTGTTACTGGTGGTACAGGCGGATATCTGCCTGTTTTACGATAAAACTGTTCCCGTTCACGCTGGTTATCAAAATCTGACTGAGAAGGAACCCATGGTTTGTAACTCACGCCATTATCTCTGGCGTTCTGGCGGGCAAGCCTTTCACGCTCTTTCATCTCTTCACTCTGCGATACGGTACTCCCAGGATAGAGAGCCGCCAGCGTGACAGCGGAAATAAGAGCAGGCAGACCGGTAAGCGCGGCTGCCAGACCGGTCAGACCCGTTGTGGCACTTCGCCCAACCAGAAGGTCAATGCCCCAGCCCGCCAGCTTCAGTGGTGCCAGAAGTGCGCCTGCCGCATGCTTCATGAGCCAGAATCCGCCGCTGATACCTGCGAGCCCCGTAACAGCCAGTGCAGCCTGCCCGGCAAACTTCGCCATCTCCGGATGCCTGTGTGCGATATCTGCCATCTGTTGCAGAGAATGCGTGAGCGTATCCAGCCCCTGCGTGAACGTGTCCAGCAGGCCGCCATCCCTGCCCATCACCAGCTGCAGGTTTTCCCACTTTTTCTGAAAGTCGATTTTCTTACCGTTATAGGTGCCGCCGACCGCACCATAAGCGTCATTCAGTCCCCGTGCGATGCCATAGGCGTCGGTACGGTGATGGATAGTCTCAAGCTGTTTGTCGATGAGGTTAAACATCTTGCCACCGGTCCGCCCGAATATCAGGGCATTCTCACGCTGCTTCTGTTCGTCTGTGTAATTATTGCGGCGGTAGATGGGCAGGATGACATTTTCATAATATTCAACCGGCGACTGGCTGAAGAGCTGAGCATTGACTAGCGGGTTGCCCCGGAAACGTTTTACGCCACCCAGGCTGTTGAGCTCAATTTTGCCGGCATCCCATATGCCCATTTTCATCAGCTCATGCGCGACCTGATTCGGCAGTTTGATAATGTCGTTTAACCGGTTGTAGGCGGTCATCAGTGCATCACCCGCTGAACTGCCCTTCAGCTCGCCGATAATCGGCTCAAGCTCGGCAAACAGGGCTTTATTACTCAGGCCGAACGCAGCAGTGCCGGCTTTGGCCATAAACTGACGGTACTGAGTGAAATCGACATTGCCCCCGGAGGACTGGATGGCGCGGAACGCAGCGTCCATCAGTTGATTAAACCGCTCAGGGCTTTTCAGGCCACCCGCGGTCTCGGTGAAACGCAGCATATCCATCTGCTTCGCAACCGTGGCTTCGCGCTGGTGCTCATCCAGTCCGCGTGAGGCAAAGGTGATACGCGCCAGCACGGGGGCTGCAAGTTTCGCCGCGCGCAGCTGCTCCTCTACAGACTTCATGCCGGACTCGCTGAATACCCCCTGCGCCTCAACCAGATACTTCAGCATGTCAGTGGCTGATGAACCACGAACCCGCGTGGTTTCGGCAAAATGCAGTGCTTCCTCTGTTGCCGCCTGACCCATGCCGAACTGTCTGAATTTCTCAGTCATGGTCTGGTACCGGGCAGCCTCGTCAACAAAGCCCTTCAGCATCCTGAAGCCCAGATAGCCGGTGGCCAGATTGGTCATACCCTCTGAATACGAGCCTCCGCCAGGGGGCCGGCCATTACCGCCGCCGTGACCAGAACCGCCACCACCCCATCCACCTGGAAGGACGCCGTTATTCCAGCCATGCCACCAGCCACTGTTTCCTGCAGGAGGAGGCAGCGCAGGCCCTCCGCCATGGTTCCCATATCCACCGCTGCCCCCTGCAGCCGCGGCACCCGCAGCCAGAACGGGCAGTGTCATGGCTGCACAGTAGCTGCCCGCCAGCAGTGGCACATTGCGGGAGGCCCGGTTGATACGCTGTGTCTGGTCAGCAATCTCGCGGATGGCACCGGCATACTCACGCGCGCCGCGTGATGCGCCGGAAAACTCATTATTAAGGGAGCGATTGAGCGCCCGCAGCGCAGATGTCGCCTCGCGGGCCGCACGGGTCAGTGCTTTAATGTTCCGGGTGATGGTGACGAACTTCTTATTCAGTTCAATCGCATCACGGCTCACCTGCAGCAGGTTGCGTGTAATCTGGTCATCCAGCGCCAGCCGCACGGCTACGCGGTAAGCCTGAACATCCATGGAAACCTCGTTTTACGGGTATAAAAAACCCGCCGCGGCGAGTCTGTTTGCGGAGCGCAACATATAAAAGGGATACTGAACTTTAACGTTGAACTGTCGATAATTGGCCTAATGCCAATTAAAGGAGCCTCAGCCTATGGATAAGCTCTCCCGGTTATTTGAAAAATCCCAAGATGTTCAGTCGCTTTATAAATCAACTACAGACGCTCAACTCAATTTTATCGCTACAAGATGCAATCGCGACGAAGTTGCGGCTATCCACATCAGGCTGAAGCAATTTCGCTCTGAACTGGCAGCTTGCCCCGAATGGGACGGTGACACTCAAGACCAGATATGGGATGCGATCGAGACACATAAACGTCTACTTGTGCAGATTGATTTGCTAGAGAAGCCATAAACAGCGCTCATTCTCACTGAATAATTAAGGCTGACTGCCGATACCTAAGGCATATAACTAAGGAGAATTTTCAATGGAAAAGCCCAACCCCCTCGCAGCACTGTCCTTAATCATCTGGTTTCTGATGTTCATACCCTGCTTTCGCATGGCTCAGAAAGCTGGGTTTGGCTGGAAGATGGCGCTATTGCTCTCTTGCCCAGGTATCCATTTCATCATGCTCTACTTTTTCGCTTACAAGAAGTGGCCGACTTCGCCTTATCGATAATCACTGTTAGTGGACTTAGCGTAACGATATACAAGACATTAAAAACCCGCCTAATGGCGGGTTCTGTTTATCATGATTTTCAATGGTGAGAACTAAGCGGCTTTAGGCCCAAACTTCACAGTAAACTCCTGCTTTACCTGAATATCAAAATCAGTGAAAAGTGCTACGGGTTTAACTCCACGCCCCTGCTTTTCGAGACGAACAAATCCTCGTGAGCTAAGGGTTTTTAGAGTTACAGAAAGATTACTTTTCTGGCGCCCAGACATCTCAGCTAGCTCTGTGATTGACTCTGGCTTTTGATCTTCCATCAGTCGCAGAAGTTCAATATTCTCATTACTCAGGACTTGAGCCAGTGAGTTTACAGATGTAAACCACACTTTTGGCTCTCCCGGCTCAGGTTTGTACTCGCCTTTTACGATAGCAAGCATCCTTTGACGGATGTGCTCTTCAGGCATCACACCAATAAGAGCTTTCATATTTTAACCTCGGTTTTCTCGTTGCGCGATGACTTCATCTGACTTTACGAAGAAGTCTTCAATAAGCTGCGCTGCAGACACAAACTCGTAAGGATACCCTTTATCATGTGGGGTACGATGCATGTGGTCATAGACCATCCGTCCTGAGTAACAGCCTTTTTTAGGCAGTTTTATCCCATGGGCGTTGTCTATACCAAAGACACGAGTGTTGTATTTGTCATGTAGCGTTAAGCTATAACGTATCCCATGAGGAATGAAAGATGTTGGCTTAACTTCCCAGACCTCAACTTTCCACCAATACCCATCATCCCGGTATACTGTTGATCCATGTAGTGAAAGTAAATAGTCTAAACCGTCATCTTTTTCCATAAGGGCTTCCGTTAATGTTATGACCTAATCATAACTATAAATGCAGCGATGTCAAACGAAGCCGAACTAACTCGAACGAATACGAACGAATTAGCACATACGATAACCTTCTTAGCTCTGTAGCCTTCAGTAAACTTTAAATCCATTCGAAAGGGTCTGCTCAATCGCCTCCATAAGAGGGTCTATCTTTCTCAGGTACGCAGGTCCAATGAAAGGCCGCGGCGGTATGCGGTCTGTTCCAACCTCCTGCCAGAGCCCGATTTCACTCTTGGTCCCAACGATGGCTGCCAGACCCACAACTTCACTTTGGATGGAGTCTCTTAGCTCGCCTGAACGCAGCAGCGGCTCGTCTTCGCTGTACCCCTGACGTACTCGGTCGGCCTTAGTCGATTCTGCCAGCGGTGCCCATGCGTCAAAGGGCCCGTAAGCGGGCTGGTACACACCGATTTCTTCCTTCGCTGTTTCCTCAATCTCTTTTACGATGACGCGGAAACCGGCTTCAAGCCCGGTGGCGATACTGGCTGACGCAGATGACAACTCGCGCGCAAACTGTTCAAGGTCCATCACTTACCCTCCTCCCACCTGCGTGTGCACCAGTTGTAGGTACCACCCTCAAGCTCGCCAATGACAACACCCATGGCAATGCGCTCATGGGGCATCAGCTCTGTCAGGTCAGGAAAAATCACGCTGAACGGAACCCCGGCCTTCATCAGCCAGCACTGGTTTATAAACCCGGGGTTCTTCGCTAGTTTTTTGCGGCGGTCTCCGTAGCCTCATCTTCGTCGTCTTTCGACCTGGCACGAAGTAAGGCACTCACCGCTTTAAGCCCGCTTTTGCCCAGGATGGCAAGCATGCTTTCAATCTGCTTCGGATTCTGTGGTAACGGGTATTCCTCACCGTCGATGTCAGCTACAGCTGCAGCCGGAAAAGCATACATGTTCATGTACATCACGTTGATGGCCATTTCCGGGCCCACCGCAACCGTCAGCCGGGATTCCTGCACCGGGTCCAGCTCACGCAGGGTTATAACACGCCCACTGGCATCCCGGACCTGGTCTGATCTCACCGGCGATTTCGCTACTGCGGGCGGCTTTTCATGCACTCTGACCTGCACCATTGATTACTCCTCAGTTCACTTTTTTACGGCGGTTCGCCGTCCATGACAGGGTCTGGTTCACGGTCTTTTCACCCTGCTTGTTACCGGCATCGGTGAGGTGAAACGACACGCCCTCGTACCGATATACACTGACAGTGCCGTTGGCTTCGGTAATGGTTTCGGTGATGGTGCCACGGGGCTGATCGATGCCGTTGTAATAGTTGTCTTCCCACTTCGCCCAGAAGTCATCAAGGGTGGCATCCATACGTTCTGCAGCGATGGTGCCGTTCCAGCCGACGGGGATCTGCAATTCGTCGGTAATGCCATTGAGCGGTGTGATTTTATGGGTTGAGACCTGCGGTTTTGAGTCAAAGCTCATGATTTTGGGAATGCGCAGTTTCCCCGTGGGGGTATTGATATCGATAGCAATATCACGCCCGACGGTGTAGCCCAGGGTTGGCATGGTTTATCTCCGGAATGAGTAATAAGGCAGAATTCAGCGCGACAGGCTGTCCGAAACTGAGATGGACACGCTGCCACCTCCTTCCAGGTTAACCAGGAAATAGCGGACCACGTTCAGGTACTTCACCTGCACATCGGCTGTCATATAGCCCAGTGCGATACGGTCATCCGGATTGTTGCTGGCATCAAGGCGCACAGCAAAGGCTGGTCCACTATTCGGATCGCCAATCATCTTCAGTGACTCAAGATCCGACAGGAAAGACTCAAGCGTACTTTTCGTCTCACGACGTAAATCAGCGGTATGGTTCTGACCAATGACATCACCAAAACTTTTCGCAATGGTAAGTGAGAGGAAATTGGTCATGCGGGTGTAAGTGTCATCGTTCTGGGTCGGATTCGAAGACGTATTGCGCCCGGAGCGCATGCCGAAATAATTGCCTCCCGGACAGGGATTGGTGATGACGTCCAGGCGAGCAGAGTTAATGGCTCCAATTTCTGCAACTGAATAAGAGCGCCCTGCGAGTTGTCGTTCGGTAGCAATAATGCCGGGAATACGTTTGTTCAGTGTGGAGATGTGAGGTGCTCGGGCAGCAATATTCGCGGCTTCAAACGTGGCGGGGGCTATCATACGGTTGATACCATTCGAGGTATCCTTCCAGTAGGGCCAGTCACCTACAATCAGTTTAAGATGCCAGTCATCAACACCCGATTTATTCAGTGCCTCTGAAAGTGCTTTGCTGTCGGTTGAAGCCGAGCCCTGGCTGATAGCATACGCCCCTTCAGAAAGTGCGAAAGAGGCCATAGCGGGCCAGCAATCACTAGTCGTTACATCAATAAGATTGATAACCTGCGAACCGGAGCCGCGTAATGCGTACATCCCGGTACGGATTGAGACCGTGCCGTCCGAGCCCAATAACGTTTTCTCTGAAACAGCTACTGATGGATTATTTTTGTCGCTACTGGTGGCATCTTCAATGCCATCAGTCCCGCCTGTAAGCTGAACGGGTTTTACAACATCTGCAGTTTTTTCTTTCTTAGAATTGTTATCAGTATCCTGATTATCGGCTTCAGACACTGTTGCCACTGGAGCTGTCCCCAGCGACGCACGCACCAGTTGGCTTGGTCCCCGGATATTCATCTGTCCGTGGTTTACCGCATGAGCCATAGCCTCCCATAGCGCATCACCTTCCCCCTGAATGTTATCGAAGACTTCAGCACTGATGCCAGGAAGACTGATTGTCAGCTTTTTCGAATTGACTGCCGTTCCGCTATTAATACCGGCGACAATCTGATTTCCTCGCGTCCCGCTGTAAATTGCAGTCAGCAGCAGGGCTTGCTTACCATCCTTTTTAAACAGCCGTCCACTGGCTGCCTTATCCTTACCGTTGGTGACACGCACACAGTTCAGATTCGAGGCTCCCAGCTGTAGGGAAATAGCAGCTGCCGTAGCCAGATCGTACTTTTGATCTTTTGGCGGCCCCAGATAAAAAGCCATGTCGTTATCTGAGTTAATACGGAAGGCGCTGTTAACCGGTCCCCAGTCAGCTACTCCCACCAGCCCCAATCCATCTGTGGGCACGCCATTAATGTACCGGGCGCGGGGTGGGATCACCTGAACGTATAGGTCTGGTGCTGTGAGTGCAGATGTGTTGAGGTCGCCGGCAGAATAAATCGGCATAGGAGAGACTCCGGATGAGTAAAAAGATGCTGAAAAAGTGATTACCGCGAGGTCTGCTGCTGCCCGTTCAAAGTGACAACTGTATTTATCACGCCGGGTGCAGTGATGGTCTGCGTTGTGGCGTAATTCACGCTGAAAACCAAGTCACGTCGGTAGACATGCCAGTTCTCGGATCTGTCTGAATCAAACTGTCGGGCATAGAGCAACTGTGCAGGCGCGCCATCTTTCAGGTCAATATGACACTTCGCAGAAAGAGCGGTATCAATCGCAGTGCCGATGCGGCCTCTGAGCTCCGGCGTGGGTGCCCACACCGTAACCTGAAAATCCTTCAACTGTCTTCTCAGCTCCCGAACTGCCGTTCCTGTGGTTGTTGCGTAAACGCTGATCTGATTTACCACCAGGACGCACAGCTTACTGAGTACAGTGAATGTTCCGGGCAATTCTGAGGAGAGCTTTTCAATGACTTTTTCAGCCGTGGTGCCCGTCTGGAAATGGAAAAAATATGTTCTGTCATCGAGGCTGACACGCACGTTAACAGGCGCAGAGGCAATACCGTCAACATTGATTAAGCTGCCATTCACTCTGAACTGAAGCGTCGGTTTACCCTTGCTAATAGTCTGACCGGGTCTGCCCAGCGCAGTGTTGATCTTACGCTCAGTCGGAAGAGGCCAGACGGAGATGTGAACACCGCCATTATCGATATCATGCTGCAATGCTTCAGGAACAGGCCAGCCCGGATAGATTTTTACTGAAGCGTTTACAATACCGGGCAGGCGGCAGCCGCCGGGATAAATCACATCAGAAATACGCCTGGCCAGGTAACGAACGACATCATCCGTACTGGCCATTTTAAATAGTCACCTGAAGCGCCGTCAGTCGCCAGCCCATGTCAGTCAGCTCCGAGCCGCTGATTACATAACGAAGGCCTGATTCATCGGTCACAAAGTCTCCGGCATGGACAGACACGTCCCGGAATGCGGGCATCAGAATGTTGTGCCATGCACTTCGGGTCTCGCCCGGTAACTTCAGCGGGCTGTGCTCACCGCCACGACTCAGCAGAACACTCGCTGGCCAGCCGGACATAATGAGCTTCTCATTCGCTGCAGTGGTGCCACCATATTCCTGAAGTCCGGCCTCAATACCGGGCTGAGCTGGACGACGGATACTGACAAGATGCTCACCCTTAACGCACACGATGGGCTGCAATAACGGCATGGCTGCCACGTAAAAGGTTCCCTCGCCTGAAATAAGCATATCCCCCGCCTTAAACCCGGCCGCATCAAAGATGCCAAGCCGCACCGCCTGTCCGAATCTGGCTGCCCTCATGTAACCGTAATCGGTAACGAAAGAGGCACATATCTGCCGCAGTGGTTGTGCTTCAAGTGGATTGAAAGGTGATATTGCACGGAAATGCCGGGCTGGACTCCCCAGCCTTTTTGCGGCCTTACCGTTGCCCTGGTTCACCTTCGCGGACAGCATGTGCGCGTCCATTTTCAGTTCCTGATTACACGTGTGGCACCATTGCTAAGGGACGGACCCGGTGGAATACCCAGGAGACCACAGAGCTGATGCCGCCACTGATTGTAAAGGCGGGTGCGGTCTGACACTTCCGACCGGTTACGGTGCCAGACAGCAGCTTTATCTGTATCCAGATTGTCTGCTGCACGGGCGATGCCATTTTCCAGGCTTGCCAGTGTCACCAGATAGCTCGCGACAATTGCTTCCTCCTCAGCCCGCAGCGTCTTCAGCCGATGTGCCAGTGTCTGGTACCGGCCTGAAGTTACCTGCGCGTAAGCCAGATCACTCCGATCGTCTGGCGACGTGTCTCCCACCATGGGATAGCCCATGTAGCGGCGTGCGTCTGCCTGCTGCTGAGGAGTAAGCATATGTTGCCTTTTCTGGAAGGTTTAAGATGAAACGATTGCATGTGGTCAGGCAAGGAGCACAGCACTGTGTTCCGGTTTGATGTTCTGACAGCCCCATGCTGCGGCGATTTCATAGCGCACCCGGCGATACTGTTTGTACATGGAGACTTCAAACGACATGTTAGTGCGCGGGTCGGTGATCATGATGCGATCATCAGCCATGTCCCCTTCCTCCGGCAGCGCCGGGGCACGGGTAGCCAGAATGATGGCAGAGCGACTGAATGCGAAATTGGCCGTAAACTTACTCACCACCTTCAACTCAGCCCCTTTCGAAATCTCATCACGCACGCCTGGCGCGAAGATGTGGATGCCTTTTTCAGGCTCTACCTGAGCGATAATGTATTTATGATGTCCGGCAATCAGCACATCTCCGGCAGAGGCCTGGGCAGCGGTGACGGCGGCGGGAATGAAATGTGCTCCGGGAGCAATTTTTTCGTCGCCAGCCAGTTTCAATGTTGTCCCGGCCTGACCATTAACTGAAGCAACACCCGCAGACTCACGGAGCGTAAAACCATGCAACTCAAGCAGAGTTCCTTGCGCGCGCAAAGCTGTGGTACCCGCTTCATTGGCTTTGGTCAGCTGTGCCATTGTGCGCAGTGCCGCGCCGGCAGTCGTATCGATGACACATTGCAAATCACTCAGAGGAGCACCGTTATCAGTCAGAATTTTACGCACCTGCGCTGTATCCGTCAGGGTATCTTTAAAAGGAGTTTTACCTGCTTCACCCGCGGCACGGGATGCGCGGCGGAAGAGCTGGCCCAGGTCAGCTTCAATTTCATAGACCAGCGTGCGCATCGCCTGAGTGACCTGGTCGCGGCGAATGCCGTGATAGCCCGGGCCGGATTTGATGCCCTTCTGTTGTTCGCCTTCCCAGCGGAACGGCACCATGCGTGATTTCGTGATGGCCAGAGGCACATTACCAATATCCTGATCACCATCATCGGGTGGAAGCTGACCCGGTTTCACATCCTCAGCCTGTGAGGCAGGTGTCAGCGGAATGCGGATTGGCTGGTTCAGGGCTGCACGTTCAGCCGAAGCGTCCAGTGTGATGGACGGAATAAACCCGCACAGTTCGCGGGACACAATGTCCAGTGACTGGTACAGGTCTGGTATAAGTTGAGTCAGGGTATTAGCCATTCAGGGATATCCTGTTAATCGATAATCTGTACACCCGCGCATGCTCTTTCACTCTGCTCATAAGGGCTGAGGGATTCAAACTGTTCACGGGTGAGCGTGTTGGGGCTGGTGTTACCATTACCGCCAACGGAACCGCCGCCTGATGCACCGGTACCTTTGAGGATCTGGTCTTTGTACGGGTAGTGCTCAACGAGAATGCTCAGCGCCTCATCAAACCCGGCCGCTTCGCCGGGCTTCAGAGCACTGAAGATTTTGTTTCCTTCGCGGTCAAACGCCGTGACAGCGTCACCCACCACCTGAAAGTTGCTCCCGAAGCGGGCTTCAACCAGGTCCGCGGGGATACTCATCCTGTCGGCGATGAATTTTGAGCGGGCGAAGCTGCCGCCAATTTTCTCGGTCGTAAGCTTCTGGCTCAGGTCATCGCGCTCTTTCACGATGGGCGCATATTTCTCTTCCAGGGCGCGCACGGCTTCAGAGCGAACCTTTTCGACTTCCCCGGCATCCACCAGCGTTTTGTCTTCCAGGTTCTTCACGGTTTCCAGCGCAGTAAGCGCCGCAGCCGGATCGTCGATGCCTTCAAAAATCTTCAGCTGCATCTCCGCGCTCTCTGCACGCTCCCGGTGCGATTTCGCCTCACCATTCAGCCGTGAAATAGTCTGCAGCGTGCCGGGTGCATCAAAGGCAACTTCTTTGCCGTCATCCTGCACGTATACAGGTTTGCCATCGTTTACGACCACCTGGCCGTTCTCGTCGAGTTTCAGTTTCATAGGGTCATCCAACCGGTTAAGAGCCATCCGGCTCGTGGCGCCGCGCTGCATCCGCAGCTGCTGGCAATAAAAAAGGCCCTGCGCATGCACGGGCCTGAAAATGATTATTTCGGGATTGTTGCCACCGGCCTTTCTGTAGTGGGAGGTGGCATGGCGCGAATACGGACCTGCTCGTCTGCCCAGCGGAGCTCACTGTTAATGAGCCCGCGGCGCTGTATCTCGTTGAAAAGAGTCTCGTCAGACAGCGCTCGCGTTTCATACATGCTGATGAGGAAGTCTGTTGATGCTTCCGCCAGCGTGGTGGCCCCGAAGTCACTAAAGATAGTCACGTGACCACCCTCAGCTTCGCCTGTCCATTCGGCCATATATTGCAGTGCCAGACGGGCAGCATCAGTGAGGTCGCATACCATACGCTGCAGGGCACTGGTACTCGCCTCATTGTCGGTCAGTGTCTGAACCACGGTACGGTGGCCAGGCTTGATCACCAGCAGCTCCGCCCCGATCTGACGCATTTTTTCTTCCAGGTCAATGATGTCTGTACGACCGGCTTCGATGGCTTTACCACTGTGCTCAACGTAACGCAGGTCGGCCTCATCTTCTTCCGACATGATTGCTGACGCGGCACCTACCGAGATGGGGCCATCCCCCAG